AAGAAGTCGGAGGGCTTGAGATCATGCGGAAGAGGTAACGCATCGCGGAGCAGTACGCCGAGGAGGTGGCGTTCCGCCGGTACGTTGTTCGGAGGAGTCATGGGAGGTTTGCTTGTGGGGTGGTGCGGACCCGTGGTCAATGTGCTTTAACCGAGTAGGCGGTCGAGGTCGACGCGTCGGTAATGTTTGACGGGCCTTGGCGTCTTATAAACGCGGACGGGGATGTCGTGGCCGTCGATGCGAAACTGAATGCCGCGGACAGTGCGATGAAGTTTGCGAGCGTACTGCGAGAGGGTTACCCATCCGGCGGGCGCGATGAAGCGCTCGAGCTCACGGGCGGCGTCGTGGGCATCGGTCCAGGTCTTGAACTTGGGCGACAGGCGATAGGTGAAAAGGTTATGCCTGACGCGGCGCTCTTCGGCAAAGCCAGCCTTCACGATGCGGGCGATGGGTCCGCGGGCACCTGCTGGGCTCTTGAGACCAAGCAGCGGGATGATGCGTATCGTCCTGATCCAGCCGTCAGCGTCTTCCCCGGTGGCTCCGCGGAGGGCGGCCACTAGACCCTTAACGTCAAATGGCTTCATCGGGCCTTCGGGGTGTAGACCTTGAGGTCGGTGGTCCAGACCCACTTCTTGCCGACGCGGTGGACAAGCCAGACCTTCCAATCTTGGCCGTCGACCCATCCGGCGGCGAAGCCAGAGCCCCAGCGGGATGTGGCAAGGCGGTGCGATGCGTACGCCATCGCGTCCTTCTGGCAGAGACAGCCAGCGCTGAAAGCAGCACCGCCTTCGGCCTTGGTCAAGTTAACCTGGGCGAGCGTGTGGGTGTGTCCGTGAATCAGGGCGCCACCACGGTCTGCGTAGTGCTTGCCCTGCTCGGCGGTGGCGTTGAGACCGTGGGCGTAGCCATGGATGAAGGCCACATTGCCCAGACGGAAGACTCCCTTCTCCGCGTGATAGGGCAAAATGGTCTTGGCTCCGCAGCTCTTGGCGGCGGTCTTGATGCGGGCCTCGAGGTCGGCGCAATAGTCGCGGACGATGGCCGAGCCAGAGGTATGCTGCAGGGCGACTGCCCGGTGCTCGTGATTGCCCATGAGGTAGACGGTGGGCTTTGTGCGGGCGAGAAAGTCCTCTCCGCCCTGGATGTCAGCCATCAGGGACTCGGCACCCTCAGCGTCATTGCCTACGCCGCGGCGAAGCGATCGGAAGTCGAAGCAGTCGCCGAGGTGCACGCGCACGGTCGGCTTGTAGTCCTTGATGAACTCGCAGAGGGCGTCGGTGGCTTCATGGTCGGCCATGTCACCGTGGTTGTCCCCGAAGGCTACGAAACGGGTCGGGGTGCTCATTTGGTGTTAAGGTAAGGGACGGGCTTCCCGGCGTTGAAGGCAGCGAGCATCTCATCCCTGCGTCTGCGGGCGGTCTCGAGGTCTTTGCCGATGTTCTCGACGATGTCCGTACCGCGACGACGGAGACGAAACCACCAGCATTCCCCGAGGCGCTGCAGATGATGGTTGGGGTTCTCCGTCAAGTTGCGCTCGGACTTGCGATGACCGTGGCAAACGGTGAACTTCGGACAAGCAACGAGGAAGGCAAGGCGGTCGACGGAGATGCCGACCTTGCGTCCCCACGCGATTGTCTCAGGGGTCAAAGTCTCCATGACTTTGCGAGGACGCGGCCCTCCTGCATGATGGTGTTACGGTCGTTCGGACGGAAGATGTATTGCTGGTCGAATTGATGGGAGTACCGGATGGCCTCGATGCTGTCTTCCTCTTCGGCGTTAGCGGCGTCAACGCCAGTGGTCTGGACGTAGACCGTGCGAACCTTCCAGCCGAGCGGGATCAGGATATCCTGACACACCCGGAGTTCGTTGATGTAACGCCAGTCGGAACAGACCACCGTCTCATTGGCTACGGAGTCCGCGTCGACCGACGGGATGCACGGCACGAAATTAGCCAGGTGCTTGGCGAAGATGTCCACGTCAATCGACCGGGCCAGTCGGCCAGCGGCCACGAGAAAGTCGCGGTGCTGGCATTTGAAGTCCTCGTTGAAGAAGTTACCGTCGAGCTGCAGGTAATCGAGATAGTGGTTCCCGGCTTCCTTCAGCGCGTCGGCGAAGTTGATGCGGGCGGCAGGGCGGCTGGACCACTCCAGGATGCCGTTGGCGAGCGTGTCCTTCCCGGCGCGGGCGTAGCCGGAGATCAGGACGAGGGTGGGGGCAGCCATGGGACTAGGCTTGGCGCTCATCAGAGGTTGTCGTTGACCTCCCTGATGGCTTTGCGGAACTGGCGGGCCGTGATGTTGCAGGCCTTGCGGATGGCGCGGGCCTTGGGCGGCTCGTTGGCCGTGTCCTTGATGGCGGCGTTGAGGATGGACATCGCGACCTTGCGACGCTCCTCAAGGGGAAGGGCCCAGACAGCCGCATCCTTGTACGGCGCGTCGGGGTTCAGTTTCGGGTTATGCCTGGCGGCCATGGTCGTCAGAAGGGCACGGAGCCAGACTCGGGGGCGTCGTTGACCACCGGCTTCTGGGAGCCCTTGGGGTAGGTCAGTTTATATTTGAACTGCGGCTTGCCCTGCCATTCGCCGTTGGGTTCGACCTCGACGCCGACCAGGATAGTCTGGCCGCAGGCGGGCTCGATATACTGCAGGTATTCGGCAGCCGTAGCGTCGATCCTGATCTCCTCGGTGAACTTGCCGGAGAACTTGCCGACAAGCATGGCGAGCGCCTTGCCGTACTTGGTCGAAAAGTTCTTCGACAGGCAGAAGCCCTTGTCGTCGACGAAGAAGAGGCGGGCGGAGCAGGTGCCATCTTCCCAGACTTTGACCTTCTCGAACTTCGGCTTGATGAGCTTCAGGCGGTAGGTGCCATTGGTCGAGATGGAGGTGAGGGGCGGGCGGTCGTTGTTTTCGGTGGTCATGTTGGTGGTGGGTGAAAGTTTTTTCTCCTGTTGATTAGTCCCCGCATACGCAGGGTTCTCATATCCGTTCAGGTTAAGGACTGTTTGACGGGCATCGCAGAGATGTGTCGCGACAAGGTGCTTCTTTTATTACGGAGATGCTCCGAGCCGACAGCCAAAGAAAAGGTTAGTTAGGCAAAGGTGATAGCGGTGGAGGTAGACGGGCCCTTGATGTCGATGACCTGGACTTCCTCGGAGTATCCGGGCCACTCATTACCCTCGGAGCAAGCCTTATAGGTCTGCAGCGCATTCTCCCAGTCGACGATGGCGCGGGTGTTCAGATCGGGACCGATTTCGTAGACGGCACCGGCCTCTACGTCCTTCTCGGCGACGATGAAGCGGAAGCCACGGAGGCGGCGGCTAAAGGCGGCCTCAAAGGTCGAACGGTAGATATGGGCCTGCAGGTCGTAGCGGTAAGCGTAGACGGACTTCAGGAAGCCGCGGGGGCTTGCGTCCTCGGTAGACTTCAGATCGTAGAGATAGCCATCGGAACCGACCGCGTCGACGGCGCACTTGACCGGGACGCCATTGATGAAGGTCGTGAACATCAGCTCGGTGAACTCGAAGGTGACGTTCAAGCGATTCTTGATGAGCGTCATGCTGCGGGCCGTACGCTCGGCGGTGGTGGCCTCCTCAAGGGTCAGGACGGTCTTGCCATCGGCGGTGGACATGAAGGCCTCGTAGGTGGCCTTACCGTCCTTCGTGCGGCGGTCGATGCCTTCGGGCAGGATGGCGAAGCCGGTGACCGCGGTGTCGGGCTCGAGCACCAGGGCGTGGACGTACTTGCCAACCTTGAGGGCTTTGGTCTCCTCGCGTGGGTTGTTAAGATAGGCCTGATAGTGGGCCGGGGACTTGAGCAGCTCCTTACAGCCGCTGAAGTTCAGCGCCTGCATGGAGTCATAGATTACTCGGGACTGGATCGGGATGGGCATGGGTGTTATTGGGTTGGTGGAAATTAGAGGGCGTCGTCTTCGGGGCTGGCCTCCTCGACGCTGGCAGAGATGCGGCGCACATCTTCCAGCGCGGCGTCAGCGGCGTTCTCCATGGCCTCAAGCGTATTGCGGAGGACGCGGAGTTGAACGACGAGCACGTGGATGCGATCGTGAAGCGGTTTCACTTGAGCGGATTCATCGGCGGTCTCGACGGAGTCAGTGAAGACCTGCAGTTCGGTGATGGCGGAGCGGTTTAAATCCGACAGCGTGATGATGTCGGCGTCGTGCTGTTCATAACGTCCGGCGATGTGCTGGACGGTGGCTAACGAGCCCGTGATGTTCTCCACGAGGCGCTTGATATTGTCGCGGTTGGTCATCGGTTAAAAGTAAGTTCCTTGAGAGTGCCTATCGGGTCAACAGTGAAGAAGCGGACTTGTGATCGTGCCAGGGACGGGTGGGTCTTGCGCTTCCATAGGCCTAGGTCGGAGAGAAAGTCGGCGTGCTTGCGGGCGGTCAGTTCGACGTATGGGTAGCCGTCGAGGAGGAGGAGCAGGGCGTACTGACCCTTGACGGTTCGGGCGACGCGCTCGATGCCAGCGGGGACTGGGCTGCTCATTCTCCGAGGATGGTGGCCTTCCAGCGGGCCGCGGAGGCGATGACGCAGGCTCTAGAGATAGCGTCGAGCTGATTGGACTCGGCCAGATCGCGGAGCATGCGGGCCATCTCGTTTCCGGCATAACGAAGGTCGGCGATGGTCT